CGCTGTTCCATTGTTGGCAACTCAGGGCCCACGTTTTGCGTTTGGTATTGTAAATATGATAGCGTCGTATACCAAACAGTTTTTAAACGTGTTGCAGTGGGTTGATTTAATTCGAGGTTGGATAACGGACGATAAAGTCCAAGTGTCTAATATTTTGCGTGATAATGCAGGGACAATAGCCAGCCGTGTTGAGCTAGTTACTGATCCTGCAGCTGTTGCAAAAGAAATAGAAGTCATTAAGGCAAAGATCGCAGCCGATCCAACTGATGAGAAGGCCAAGAAAGAATTGGAACAACTGGAATTTGCGCTCAGCGCTCCCACAGTTGATCCCACCTTTAGCTCAAAGGTGTATGTCTGGGCACGCAAATATCCTGGTTGGACTGCAGTTTTGGTAGTCAGTATGATCAGCATAGTTTCCGTGCTGTGTTTCTTGATTTATAAGAAACGCGAAAAGACAAAAGTAACCTATACATTTGCGGTTGGAGATAAAGTAGTCCATGTTTCTGAGAACGGGGACTCACTTTCGCAAGTGGTTGGCAAGCAATATATTTATCAAGAATCGTTGGTCAGTCGTTACCCTTTGGCAGCGTTTGGTCTCAAACCAGAAGCACGAAAACAAGATAAAGTTTTCGCGCGAAAGAATAGGGACAATCGCTGGCTAGCATACGACTATGACGGTAAGTATTTGGGTGATTTAGACAAGTTTGAGCAGAACGATAGAGAACTTGTATTTTACAATCATGATGATTGTATGGAAGGCACCGCTTATATGCGCCGTCGTGGATTGTATGTCGACAATGAGAAGACTGGTTGGGATGCGGACTTATATTCTGACTGGGATCTTAATGATCGACGGGCAGCTAACGCTGCTAATTATAAGAAAGATGCTGGGCATGATGACCCATTTGCTGATGCGGATGAGGGAAATATGTCTAAGGCTAATAAGCATGGGCAGGTCGGTACTGCTGCTTTTAAAGTGGACCGACACGGAAATGCAACAAATCAGCCATGGATTCAAGAAACTCTACTCAGGAGTAAGCCTGTGGAGAGTTTGTTGTACCCAACATCGAAAGTAAACCCACCTGCGAGTATTGCACAGATTGCTAAACGTGTTGTAGTAGCATCTAGTGCAAGCGGGAAGGATGAAGTTGTTCTTGATGAATCTGCAAAATATAGATATTATCGAAATGGCAACGTAATATATACTTGCACACGGAAGCCTTGCGTGAAACCATGTCGTTATTATCATGACGATGATGAATTGTGCAAAGCTGTAGTGTGTAAGGATCAGAAATGTGCTTTGGTGCATAAAAAGGAGTTGAAGCCTAAATGCACGGATGGGTTGTGTAACCGTTCGTGTGGTAAATTCCATCCACCCCTTAAATCGGTGAAGGAGACACTGCATGGTGTTGTTCCTATTGCTGATAATAAGTTTAGAAAAGGTATATGCAAGATAGAAACTTCTGCCCCTGACCAACCAAGTCAGGTAGGGCAGAGCTTCGTTCTGTATGGAAAGTTGTTCACAGCAAAACACTGTCTACCTAAGAGTAGTCCAAAGGATGTCAAAACATCTGCAGTGTTTGCTGATGGAACGGAGTCTAAGCTTAAGCAAGAGTGGCGTTTAGTACCAAATGCAGATATTGCGTACGTCGACCACAACATTGCTGATCGCGTATCGTTTCAGCCAGGCCGCACTCCAAAGGTCGGTGAAGCTGTACATATGCGTGTGTGGTGCCCAGTCACAAAGGATTGGGTAACGCCTAGTGGTGTTGTTAGGGAGGTCAATGAAAAATATCTATTTTATGATATTGCTACCACAGATGGTTATTCTGGGGGTGCCGTGTTTGACAGAAACGGTCATGTTGTTGCAATACATACCAATGGAGCCTCGCACAATGGACAGCCAAATTTTGGTCTGTTATTAAGTCCTAGCTATGTGGCAAGCATTACAGGTTCAAAAAACTTGTAACGCCCGTGCCCAATTTAGAGCGGGCTTATAAAATGTACGAGGGCATGATTAAGAAGAATTTTGTACAGCCAGGTCACGTTGCCGGAAACACTTACTGTTCACTTTCTCAAGGTTATTTTGATATGATCGGGAGAGTGCAGCGTAGTGTCCAATATCGTGATAAAATAGTACCTTCTACACGATTTCAGAAATTCGTGGGAGATTTTATTCCTAATTATGTATATTGTAACGCAAACAAAGAAGCCGAATTGAAAAGTGTCGCCAAGTATGATCGAGGGCAACCAGAGTTGGATTTAGTTAACTGGGCCCTAGCAAACAACTGGTGTGAAAGACACTTTGTAAATATGAGAGGAAGCAGTGAGGTTGATTATGATACCGTGGTTGAGTCATTAGATAAGACTACCAGCCCCGGGTATCCGTGGTCCCTCAACTATGCAAGTAAGAAAGAAGTGCTGAATGATGAAAGGTTCCGTCCTTTTCTGGAGAAAATATATGATAGAATGTCTTATAGCATAGACTTTCCTGATTATACGTTCTTCTGGACTAGCTCGGTTAAAGCAGAGATGCGACCTGTTGAGAAAGCTAAGGAGAATAAATTGAGAACGTTTTGTGCGTCACCATTGGAATTGACTATGATTTCCAACATGTTATGTTTGGACGCGAACCAGAAGTTTTATGAACTTGGAGCGCGTAATAAAGTGTGGTCATGTGTGGGTATGTCAAAGTATAATTGTGGTTGGGACATGTTGTCTAGGCGACTGTCCAAACACCCAAATGGTTACGCATTGGATGTTAGTTCTTATGATTCGAGTGTGTTCCGGAAATCATTGCTGGAGATTTGTGAGTTTCGCTGTGAGTGTGGTAATTATGACCTCGCACAGCAGACCGTCTTACGCAATGTTTATCAACATTACTTGAACTCTGTTATGGTTTTGACCAATGGAGATGTAGTAATGAAAACAACCGGTAATCCCTCTGGATCTGGTAATACAGTAGTGGACAACACTTTGCATCTTTATAAGTTGTTGGCCTACTGTTGGTGTGTGTTATGTCCACCAGAGATGCGTTCGTATGAAAGCTTCCATGCTAATGTGGAGGCGGCGCTTTATGGTGATGATAATACTTTTACATGCAGTGATTTAGTGAACCCATGGTTCAATGCTAAGACTGTGGCGGCAGTAGCTGCTACAATTGGTGTTAAGGTCACTGCAGAAGACGATATCTGGGAGGCTCGACCATTGTCTGGACTTAAATTTTTAGCTCAGGGCTTTAGATTTGTGGATCAGACATGGTGGGTGCCAGTGCCAGAAACTAATAAAGTGTTATCCTCTATGATTGGGAATGCTGCCTGCCATGACCCACGTTGGGACCTGCTGCGGGCAAGTGCCTTGCTAATGGATGCATGGTGGAACGAGGAGGCTCGTAGCGTTCTACAATCATACATACATTACCTGTATAAAGACTTCTCACATTACATGTGTGATGGAGAGGTTTATAAAGGTATCACCTATAATCAAATTACCAGTGCTATCAAGAATGAACGTCAAATTCGTTCTCTTTATTTTAGTACGGAATCTGCTGTGCCAGCGGCAAACGGGGATCTGGCAGACCCGTTTAATTTCGTACATAACTTTGCATTAGTTCATTAATGCAAAATCCTATTAGCGCCTTAAAACAACATTCAGCTGAACTTGGTAGTGCAGCCTTTAATAAAGTCAAACGCGAAGAAAGAAAGATAGAGAAAAAAGTTGAGCGTAAGTTGGAAGATTGGAAGATGTCAGGAAAAGACACGAAGTCGCAAAAGAAGCGTAACAAAAAAGAGAAAAAGAAACAGAAACAAAAAGCAAAGCTTGTTGAAGAGAAGCAAACAGCTAAACCTAAACAGCGTCCGGGATCTAATAACAATAATAATACTGGTCGTCTCTCTGCAATCAGTAGTTTTGCTCGCGGGCGTAGACAGCCTGAGACCAGAATGGAAATGCGGGGTAATCAGTTATATTTGCACCGACGTGAGTTTTTGGGTGAAGTAGTTGGCAGTGTGGTGTG